ATCCCAGTCTAAAAACTCTTCACACAAATATTTCCAGATATTAATCAACTCGGAAATTTTTTTTTGGGTTTCTACTACAATCCGCAAAACCACCCGTCCACCTTTTCAAAACGAAGCGTTTCTATTTTGAGGTTCTTTTCCAAAACGAAGCGTCTCTTTTAGAGCAAAATCAAACGGCATTCAAATGGACTTCTAACCCTATTTGAATGCCGTTCTTTTATTACTTTTTGTGATGAAAAAGTGTCTGCACAAGTTGTTAGTCTCGTACTTTTTCCGTAACTTTACAAAGTAGTTAAGATGGCATGTTACAACTTTTTATCGTATGTCGAATAGACATCTATTTGCGGAATACGACGAATAACGCCCTTTTCTATATTATCTAAGCAACGTCCCAACGTCCGAAGCATAGCCGGAATGATTTCTTGCTCATAAAAGATGCGAGGCCGCACACCATAGTCTATTTTTACTATCTCCTGCTCGCAAATATCGCCGGTATCATAGCCGGAGTCTGCCCAAAACCATGTGGCAGCAGTTATCGGCTCTCCTCGTTTATATGCCCATTTGATAGAAGACGCCCCGCGCCCGTAAGGTAGTGGGGAGGGATGGAATATCAACGTACCCCAGTTCGCCTCTTTCAGTTCTTCATCGGAAACTTTCACCGTAAGGAGTGGCGCAATGGCAAGGTCACACCGATACCCATCACACCAAAGCGTATGCCCTTTTGCTTCAACGAACATTTCGGCTGCTTTGAATGCCACCGACTCGCAATTTCCCAATATTTTAATTACCATTCCCTATATATTTGAATGCCTGAACCGCCCTGAAATGACCGCCATAACCGGTTGCCGCACGATCAGACTTATTTAACCTTTGGGCTGAACGTGCCATCGAAGCCGCACTGCGCCCTTTATTATCTCCATATAAATGTGCTCCGGTTTGTATCCACTTTTTAGAGTGGCGTAACGCCCCACATAGTTGCGGGTGTGAAGTGTGAAAGAACACCGGATAAGGTTTGCCACATCTACCATGCCCTTGAAGATGATATTCACAAACTGCCGCCAAAAATTTGGTACCGACGCCTATTCCCTGCCATTCGGGAAGTACTACCAACCGGGTGGATCGGTAAGCCTTTGCCGTAAAGAGTGGTGTTACTGCCAAATGGCAGACGGGTTCACCACCAACAAAGCCTACAAAATACTCGGCCGCCACCGGCATGGGAAGATCTAAATAATAATGCTGCTTAAACAATCTTGGGAATACAGTTCCCCTGACTTTATAAATTTGAAGTTCGAGTTTTGGACGTTGCCGAAGGCAGTCACGGTCGTAAAACCGTGCCTCCGCAGTATCATACACCCAGTCAGGTTGTAACCATTCGATTATATCATAGTGGCAGGAAAGAAGCACGATTTGCCCGCTGCCACGTCTCCATGTCTTCGAGAATGCTGCAGCTCCAACTTTGGCTATCTGTCGGTCAATGACTGATGTAAACTCGTCTACCACGGCGTGCTGTGGTCGCTCGCACGCCAAACGGGCAAGGCCTGCCCGGAACTTTTCGCCGTTGCTCAGCACATGGAACGGCCGGAGCCACGCTGGAACATCACCAAGGCCAACTGCTGAAAGCATACCTGTCACAGTGTTGAAGTCTCCATCAGGAGCAATACAATCCACAATAGGTTTATTCTTATCCCAGCCGGAATAAAGATCATAAATAGGTTCTTTGAAAATCTTACTTCCAATACTGGTTTTTCCACTACCGGATGGTCCGACGATCAATCCGATTTGCCATTCCCGGTCCTCGATTGGTAGTTCTATCGTCTTTTCCCAATCGCAACCTTTTTCCGCATTGAAAAGGCTTTTTACCCGTGCAGCCCGATAACTGTTGAAGTCGCTACAATGATGTTGTACTTCTATTTTCATACATTCACCACTTTAAGGGTTAGACCTTCTTTCAGGAGACGCTCATAAATCTCCTTTTGCTCTTTTTCATCTGTGCAAATGACAATCACGCCATATTGCGGTTTGTAAGTGTACTTGCTCATACTTTGTTTTGTTTTATGGGTCTGGAACAAAGGTAGAGCCAAACTATTGGACGAACTAATTTAAGCCTAATGTTATACTGCACCGCTTGTGCAGTCACTTTGGAAACGTTTCAAAAGACCATATACTTTCCGTTCGCTTACAGCATACCTTTCAGAAAGTATGGCTACAATATAAGACACTTTTTCACCATTCTTGTACAGGTTCATATAATCGGAATACAAGTCAATATACTGGGTATCTTCAAGGCGTATTCCCGCCTCATGTAACTTTTTCAACAACTCACGATTGAAGTTTAATATCTCTATCACTTTCATACAAACAAAAATTTAGTACCTTTGCAATGTCTCACTTATTAGGCGCACAAATGCGCCACACAAAAAAATAACGCTCACAGCGCGAACGAGGGTATTTGCCCCCGGTCGTGCGCTGTGAGCGTTTTGTGTTTAATAGTAAGTGAGACGACTATTTAACAGGCCGGGGGCTTTTTTCTATCCCTTCCCCCGCAGGGATTCATCCATTACCCGACTTCATACAAAGCCAAGTCTAATGCGTCCTTTTTCTTCCATCCTTCAGACAACGCATCTTGTATGTGCTTCATCGCTTTCACGTAGAAATCCTGAAGGTCTGAAACCGTTTCAAACGTCCTGTAATACGGCTCATCATCCGCACCCAGCTTGAACGTCACTGGCAGGTTCAGCCCTCCCGTTTGGACGGCAAGATCGTATGCAGCTTTGTAGTTGAACTGGTTCTCGCTTGACAGCCATACCGGAATACCCTCGTATATGAATCCGGAAAGGATGGCCTTGTCAGTCTCCCGGTTATACCAAGCCGTAACCGTTGACCATATCTCCTCGTCGGTCGGCTTATGGTTAAACTCCTCTTCCATGTAAGAAGCGGAATCGTCTTCCTTCTTTTGCACGTCCCAGCGGATGCGCCACTTTCCTTTCACCGGGTTCGTGCATTCCAGCAGCGATACACCGGCACTTCCTTCTACTCGTTTCATGTAAACACGTATTTGGTTCGACCTTTTCCAAACGTTTCCGTCTTAATGGTTGTCTCAAACGGAAAACCGTCCGGCATTTCCCTCACTTGTGCAAGGATGTTTTTCATTTCTTCCGAATTAGTGAAAAACTTCTTGGGCTCACCATTCTGCTCGATACTCACGATACAGCGGTCCTCGCCCTGTTCTGTCTTGATTCCCGTTTCAAAGTCTTTCACTATGATGGGAAGGTTCACCAGTTCCCGGATGCTTACCACAGTGCCGGGAAAACGTTTCTTGCCGTCCTCCGGCTTATAGGAAACGTTCAAATCTTTAAATGATCTCATTTCTTTGCCTGTTAATTTTTTAAACAACATATTACAATCCGCGTGCTTGGCCATACCATAAAAACTGGCCACCAATTCACGCCGTCTCCTTCTCGATTTAACCTCGTGCATCTTCCGGGCAAAGTTCTTTTTGATGCGCTTCCTTAAAAGCACACGATCGGGATAGATAACGTACCCCAAGAAATCGATACCCTCCGTCACCGAAAATATACGTTCGTTCCCCTTTACTTGAAGACCGATAGATTCTATACACCCGTGGACGACATCACGAATCTTCCACAATTTCGCTTTCGTTTTACCGAGCACGACACCGTCATCACAATAGCGGTAGTAATAACGGATACCGTACTTATCTTTCAAAAAATGATCTAAATAAACAGACAACAACAAATTGCCCAGTCCCTGTGAACTCCTCAGGCCGATACTGATACCCTCAGGCATCAGCCGGACAAAGTTATCCAACATAACGATGAGCTTTTGGTCCTTGAATATCCGGTTCACGCAATACATCACAAAATCTTGTTTCACGCTTTCGTAAAACTTCCGGATGTCGAACTTATAACAGAACTGCGTGCCCTCCGGATCATCTTTCATATCACGGCGAATATACGCCATCAGGTCATGCGGACCACGTTTTTTGACACTGGCCGAAGTTGTTCGGATAAACCGTTTCCTCAAGTGCTTGTCTACAATGGTCATGATAGCGTGTACGGCGATGCGGTCTTTCATGCTTAGTACCTGAATACGCCGTAACTTACCACCTTCCACTATATCCCGTTCATGATAATCTTTCACCCGGAAACTTCCGGATGCGATCGATGCGGTCAGTTCATCCAATACCTCTTCCTTATGCGCAAGCAGGTAACGCCCCTGACGGCTACGCTTTCTTTTCGTGCCGCGAAGGACTTGATTAAAGGAATCCTCCATATTGGACGGTTCTATAATCTCTTCTACTATGTAACCTTCTCTACGCATTTTATATCAAATTACGGCCACACGGCCTTCAATCTCCCGGGCCTGACTTCTTCGAGCCTTACGGCCTACCAAACTCTACCCGACGCTTGTTTTTTCAGTTTTCCAGCCCTTCCGGGCTGCTGTTACTGGGGCTTGTTTCCCTCGGCTCCACGGTGGGGACAAGTCCCCGGTGTTGTACGCCGATTTTAATTTCCTTCGATTGTTGTTCAGACGGGAACCGATATTCGAATTCGAGTTCGAGGCATCGTTATTCGCATTCGCGTACGACACACCACCATTCGCATTCGCGTTATTGTACCCACGAAAAACCACACGGCTTAAAGGAAACGCCACCCTTTGGAATACAAAGGTATTATTTTTCATGCGGAAACACTGTTGATATTATATTTTCGACGGGCTTACGCCCGTTTTTCGTTCACTTCGAATCACACAAACGAAAACGCTTTACGCTTTGTCGCTTCGCTCCCGTTTTCGATCACGCTTTTTCGACTATCGCCTTGTACGCTTCCACGCTCTCCGCTTTAACGATCCGGCCGCGGAAGGCCAG